AAATATCTATAAAATTATCAAGGAGAAGACGATGGCATTTCAGCTTTCACCTGGCGTTGTGGTAACGGAACAGGACAGAACAACAGTTGTCCCGACGGTAGCAACCACATCTGGAGGGTTTGCAGGAGCGTTCCAATGGGGACCTGTAGAAGAAGTAACAACTGTAGATTCAGAAACAAATTTAGTTAGTGCTTTTGGTAAACCAAATGATACTACCGCAGGATATTTCTTTACCGCCGCAAATTTCTTGTCGTATGGTAACAATTTAAAAGTGGTTCGTGTTGTGGATAAAGGCGTTGCGAGAAACGCTGTTACTAGACCTACTGGTACAATTACCGGGGTCAATATTCCTGCAAATAATACAAATGACAGTATATATTTTACTTCCTCTGCAAATTTAACCGCCCTCTTTGACACAGATGCGTTTGTTATTACTCGTGCAACAGGCACTCCGGTTTTAAATACTAGTAATGGAAAAGTGGTAAGCCTGACAGTTTCGTCTACAGGTTTTGGATATAATACTGCTCCTACCGTTACATTAGTTGGCGGTTCTCCCACAAGTACAGCAACTGCAATCGCAACACTATCAAGCGGACAAGTATCTAATATATTTGTACTAGACGGTGGTAATAATTATACAACATCTTCTAATGTTGTAATACAAAATCAAGATTCAACATCTGCAAGAGCGAATCTTGTATTAAGATATAAGATGAGAGATGCGAATATTTCTGTCATTGGATCCAATTACAATTCTAATGCAAATATTGTATTCTCTGGTAATATTGACGCAACTGGCGTACATGCTACAGCAAATCTAGTTATCACAAATGGTAATATTACTGGCATAACAATAGTAACACAGGGTAATGGTTACATTGGTGCACCAAATGTAACAATCAACAGAAACAGTGCAAACACTGGAACAAATGCAACCGTAGTTGCAAATGTTGCATATGGTTATATTGATAGTATAACTATTGATAACCCAGGTATCGCTGGATATTATTTTGTTCCTAATGTAACAATTAATAGGAACAATGCTTTAGGTGGCACAAATGCTGCAGTTCAAGCTCGTATTAGTGCATACATTAGTGAATTAACTGTAACTGCAAATGGATATGGTTACATATCCACTCCTTCAGTGCAAATTACTCCAGCAACAGCTGATTTAAATTACATTACTGCAAATGTTGCGGCAAACGCTATAGTTAAATATCCTTTACAATCTGTTACTATAGTAAATGCAGGTTCTGGATATACTTCTAATGCAAATACTGTTTCTATTTTATCTAGTAATGTAGCAGTATTAACAACTACATCAAATATATCTTTAGCTCCTCCTGTTATAACTAATGGTGATAATTTTATTGCTAGTTATTCCGCCGGTGGTCTAGCGTTTGGAGAATTTTCAGCAAGATATCCTGGTGCTTTAGGAAACTCTATCAAAGTTTCTATGGCAGATTCTGCAACTTATAGCTCATGGTTATATAAGTCGCAATTCGACGGCGCCCCTAGCACATCTGCTTATGCTAGCGGTAAAGGCGGATCAAATGATGAAATACATATTTTAGTTATAGATGCAGATGGATCCTGGTCTGGTACTGCAGGTACAGTATTAGAAAAATATGCATACGTATCTAAGGCATCTGATGCGAAAAATAGTGATGGTTCTACCAACTATTATAAGAATATAATCAATAACCAATCTGAATATATTTGGTCTTTAGATCACCCAACATCAGTTACGTCTTGGGGCAACGAAGCCAAATCAACAACATTTGGAAGTCTGGCAGCAAACGTAACAACTACATTAAGTGGCGGTGTTTCTGGAGATAGTGTTTCCACTGGAAATGTTTCAACAGGATATGCACTATTTTCAAATGACGAATTGTATGATGTTGGTTTAATACCAATGGGCCCAACAACTGCAGTATCTGCTGTGAATGCTGCAATTGCTATTGCAGAAACAAGAAGAGACGCTGTAGTATTTGCTTCTCCTCCTTATGCAGATGTTGTTAATACGACAAGCCAAGCCGACAATATTGTTACCTACAGAAACCAATTAACATCTTCATCATATGCTGTTTTGGATTCTGGTTGGAAGTATCAGTATGATCGTTATAACGATAAGTACAGATATGTTCCTTTAAACGGGGACATTGCTGGTCTTGCAGTAAGAACAGATCTAGTATCAGATCCTTGGTTCTCTCCTGCAGGGTATAACAGAGGCGTGGTTAAGAATTTAGTTAAACTAGCTTATTCACCATCTAAAACAGATAGAGACACTCTATATAAGAGCGGAGTCAATCCTGTGGTAACATTCCCGGGTCAAGGTACATTGTTGTTTGGGGACAAGACTCTTCTAGCAAGACCAAGTGCATTTGACAGAATCAATGTTCGCAGATTGTTTATTGTTCTTGAGAAGTCTATCGCAACTGCAGCAAAATTCCAGTTATTTGAATTCAACGATCCATTTACAAGAAATCAGTTTAAGAATATTGTAGAACCATTCTTAAGAGATGTTCAAGGTCGTAGAGGCATTACAGATTTCAAAGTAGTTTGCGATGAAACTAATAATACACCCGCAGTCATAGACAGAAATGAATTTACTGCAGATATTTACATTAAACCATCAAGAGCTATCAATTTTATTCAGTTAAATTTCATAGCAACAAGAAGCGGTATTTCTTTTGAAGAAGTAGGCGCTTAATAGGAGATCCAAATGGACGTATCAGCATTTAAAAGTAAGTTAGCCGGCGGCGGCGCTAGACCGAATCAGTTTGAGGTAGTTATCAGATACCCGACTGTTCTCGGCGGTATAGCCGGAGACATGGGAAGATTTTTAATAACTACTGCAGAACTACCTGGGCAGACATTAGGAGTTACTCCTGTTTACTATAGAGGTCGTTTAATTAAACTGGCGGGTGATAAAGAGTTTGCTCCTTTCAGCTGTTCTGTTATTAATGACAACAATTTTACTATCAGAAACGCATTAGAAAATTGGATGAATTATATTGAGGATAGAGTTACCAAAGCAGGCGAACAAAGCCCACAAAGATATCAATCTACAATAGACATTTATCAATTAGATCGTAATGGTAGTACTTTAAGACAATATAAATTAAGAGATGCCTTTCCGGTTGAAATCGGACCAGTGCAATTAGATTTTGGTAGTAATGATCAAATCTCAACCTTTGGAGTATCGTTCCAATATCAGACATTTGATATTGTTACTACACCTGCATCAGCTGCATTAAACGCAGTAGCTGGTACAGGTGCAGTTCTTGGTCGTTAATATTTTAGAAAGTTTAAATTATGGCAGTTAAGCTATTTGGCTTTACCTTTGGTCGTGATGATGCAGATGATCAACCGATAACGAAGAATAAACAGGGATTCGCTACACCTATATTAGATGATGGTGCATCCACTGTACAGGCAGGCGGTTATTTTGGTACGTATGTTGACTTAGATGCAACTACAAAATCTGAGTATGAGCTGATTACTCGTTATAGAGAAGCAGCATTATATCCAGATACCACCGCAGCTATTGATGAGATTTTAACTGAGGCAATTGCAGCAATTGATGACGAAGCGATTGTTAAAGTAAATTTAGATCAGCTTGATATTCCTGATGATATCAAGGATACTATTGAAAAAGAATTTGATACAATATTACAGTTGTTAGATTTCAACGACAAAGGATATGATATCTTTAGGCGTTGGTATGTAGATGGAAGATTATATTTTCAAAAGATCATAGATACGCAAAACCCAAGAAGGGGTGTTTTAGAGCTTATTCAAATTGATCCTAGAAAAATTAAAAAATTACGTGAGATTAAAAAAGAAAAAGACAGAGATACGGGTGTTGATTTAATTAAATCTGTTGATGAATTTTTTGTTTATAATGATAAAGGATTAACTTATAATCCAACTTATTCTAGTACTGCTAATCAAGGCATTAGAATAAACACAGATGCAATTTGTTTCGTGCCATCTGGAATGTTGGATTATGATAAGAATATTGTAATTGGTCATTTACACAGAGCAATTAAGCCTGTTAACCAATTAAAGATGATGGAAGATGCATTAGTTATTTACAGAATAGCTAGAGCACCGGAGAGAAGAATATTTTATATTGACGTAGGTAATTTACCTAAGTTAAAAGCTGAGCAATATTTAAAAGATATTATGGCTCGGTATAGAAATAAGATTGTGTACGATTCGAACACAGGTGAAATTAGAGACGATCGTAAGATGATGTCTACACTTGAGGACTTTTGGTTGCCTAGAAGAGAAGGTGGCAGAGGTACAGAAATTGATACTTTGCAGGGCGGGGAAAATTTAGGCCAGATTGAAGATGTAAACTATTTTCAAACTAAATTATATCAGGCATTAAATGTTCCCTTGTCGAGAATGCAACCACAGACAGGTATCTCGTTTGGTAGGGCGACTGAGATAACTAGAGATGAGTTGAAGTTTGCAAAGTTTGTAGGTAGATTGCGTAAAAAGTTTAATGAATTGTTTAGCGATTTATTAAGAACGCAATTAATACTAAAAGGCGTATTGACTGATAAAGACTGGACTATTATAAAGGATAAAATCCAATATAGATATACCCAGGATCAGTATTTTGAAGAAATGAAAGATGCTGAGAATATGAGAAACAGAATTGATCTGTTAACTCAAATTCAACCTTTTGTTGGTGCATATTACAGTCAAGATTATGTTATGAAAAATATACTAAGAATGTCGGAAAAAGAAATTGCAGCTATGAAGACTCAGATAGAATCTGAACCTCCACCGCCGCAAATTGGTATGCCGGGCATGCCGCCAAACCAACTTCCGCCAGGACAAGATCAACAGCCGCCACAGCAATAAATAATGTAAAGGAAAAATTATGGAATCAACAGTCATTCATCACATGGTAGATAGTATTATTAATAATCAGCAAACTGATGCTATGGAAAAATTTAATGAAATTATGGCAACAAAAATTACTGATGCATTGGATGCAAAGAAAATAGAACTTGCATCTAACATTGGTAGAGAACAGGAACAAGAAGAGCATGAAGAAATTTAAAGAACTTCGAGAAGGTTATTTAGAAGAAAAACTAAAAGCCTCGG